TAGTTGATAAGACTCCATCCAAAGAGCCATTAAGTCCTCTACAGTTGCTCCCAAACCTTTAGTTTTGCGAAGTGTGAAAAGAATTCCTGCGAATCTGGTTCTCTTGAGTATTGACAGAGCGAAATCCTTTTGTATCTCTATCTTACCACATTCACCCCAAATGTCAACCAAATTCTTATATTCTTCTTGGATTTTTATTTCAGCTTCATCTAATAAAGGTTTGATGGTTGGAAAATAGGTTACAAGTTCATCCTTCTCACCCTTTACCAAAAATGGAACAAAATGTTTAGGATTTGCAATGTTACCGTTATCACACATATGATGTAAACGAACATATGCTTCGGTCTTTATTTTAAATCTAATATTATGCCCATCTCTGATTACAACACCTTCATAGGTTTTGTCTTCCTTCTCTTTCTCTTCTAGGAAAGAATAGATATCCTCTATGCTTTTCATATTGTAAGTAGGAACAAGAATCTTTGAAATACCAAGACGATTGGCTTCTTCCTTAACCTCTTCAAAGGTCAGTTCATAGTTATTCAATATATCGTAGGCACCAAGAAATATAGCTTTGGGTGTAGGGTGTATCTGAACAACCTGAGTGAACAGTGAGCAAAGTTCAAAGATATAAGTATAGTTACAATTCAAATTACTTATAACGTTATGCGTCACAGAGGTCTTGGTTGCCTCTGCAAACAATTTCTCCCACGTTCCATTATAAATTCCGGCTTGTCCATCTGCAAAGGAACCAGAGGTATTAACTCTCCAATGATCCTGATAGAAATATAAAAGAATCAAAGAGCCATCAACCTTCTCGGTGACAGTGAAGTTAGACCAGTCGAACTTATTTCTCTCTTCCTCACACTCTCCGTAATTGAAGAAGCGAGTAAAACCTTTAGCAACCAAATCGTAAGTTTCATCTTCCAAAACAATACCCCTACATTCCCTAACTATAGGATGATATTTCGGACTATCGATTTGATTATACTTCGCACCAAAGATAGGAAGCGTAGGGTGATGATAGATCTTAATATTAAACTCTTCTGTGAGTTTAGCTGGACTTCTATATTTCTGTAGGTATCTTTGGACTTCAAGCATAATAAACCCAACCTTCTTTATCAAGTTTATTCGCCAATCTATTACAAGCTCTATCTGCTTTCTTAAATTCCTTACGAACAGGATCAAGAGCAGAATCTAGCTGTTTACCATAAGTCAAGAGAACAAACAACAAATCATCTCTCTTCTGTGCCACTTTAACAAACTTTGAGTTGTCCATAATATTCTTACTCATTCACAATCCCTCCCTATTTTCTTCTCCAACCCAAGACATCAATGTATCATAATCCATTTTAAAGTTTTTATAACACCAATTATTAAGCAACTCTTTTCTCTTCATTTTCATTTCTTCATATTCTAAGATATCGGTAAACCAATCTAATATATTCTCATCCCCTACAAAATCATCAAATGTTTCTGCCCCAGAACTGTGAAATTCCAAACTCTTATCATAAACTTCATTCATCATATAAGCCTGTGTAAGTTCTTTTAGTGTAGCAGACATATTACTCCCATCTATAATCAATAATTGGTTTCTCTTTCCAACCAAATTGTCCATACCACACAGGATCTTTAGCTAATAAAGCCGCACGATGTCTACTATGAAAATCTTCTCTGCCCCACCAAAAAGGATAATCAAATTTATGCAATAGTGAGTCAGGAAAAAAATTCTTAATGTCGGTTTTAATATTTCTCTGTCGGCATTCGTATAAAAGCAAATCATGATACTGCATCAGACAACCTTGCTGATTCTTCCACGTTTTATAAATAGGGTGATTCTTATGAGTTGGTTTATAGAATGTTCCGTCATTCTTCTCAACCTTTTCTCCCATACCCGCAAGTATCTGTCGAATTTCAATAACTTGCTTGAATAGTCTCTTTTTATCCAAGACTTTTCGGGAATCGTTAAGGTTTGGTAGAGGTACGAACACTTGCATATTTTTAGCCTTTCTTTAAAAAATCATCATAAATTTCTTTTATCATTATAGTAGCATTCTCTCATTTGTCAATAACAATTTCTTATTTTATTTTTATAGCGCATTCAAAGAAAATATATAAGTATCTTTAAGTATCTTTAAGTAATATATAGTATCTATAGTATCTTTAAAGTTTCATTGTTTTACATGATATTATTGTTTATATTGTGGAGATACTAGAGATACAAGAATTACGAAAAAATAATAAAAAGATATTGACTTACTTGTTTTATCTGTTACAATAATTATGTTGATTGATGAAAGGAGAAAAAAATGGGTAACGATGTTATGAAGAATTTTACCGATCTTGTTATTAAGTCTCTTGATGAGACAGATGGTAAGATCTTTCCTTGGGTTCGTCCTTGGAGAACTATGGATTGTACGTATCGCAATGCCTTTTCAAATCATAAGTATTCCGGACTTCATAATGTTCTAACATGTATGCTTGAGAATCGTAAAGATCCCCGTTATGCTTCTTTTAATCAAATTAAGAAGTCTGGTGGAAAGCTTAAGTCAGGTTCTAAAGCAACTCGTTTGATTGCTTGGCGAATGGTTCAAAAAACTGACGATGTGACCGGCAAGTCAAAGACTATTCCGTTTGCAAAAGATGTTTGTGTTTTCAGTGTTGAGAATTGTGAAGGTCTGACTCTGGAACCTATCAATAATAATGTGTTTGATGAATCTATTACAACTAACACGGTTGTTGAAGATTTGTTTAAGACTCATAATGTCACGGTTCAAACCGGAAGTAATCGTGCAGCTTACATTCCTGCTCTGGATAGTATTCAACTTCCCGATGCAACTCAATTTAAGTCTTCTGATGAGTGGAGCGGAACGGCTCTTCATGAGCTTGTACATTGGACCGCAAAGAGGGTTGAAAGAGATTGTACTAGCTATTCCTTTGATATTGAGGAACGAGCGATGGAGGAACTTGTAGCAGAGTTGGGTTCGATGTTCTTGTGCATGATTTTGAAAATTAATGGTAGCATGGATGTAAATAACCTTGCTTACTTAAAGTCTTGGAAGAGTGCTACAAAAGGTAAACATGGAGATCGATTCATTTATAAAGCATGTTCGCTTGCAGAGAAGGCTTGCAAGTATCTAGTTCCTGATTACTTCAAGAAAGAGGAAACTGAAGACAAGGAGAACGCTGCGGCATGAATATTATATATCTACCCAAATCAAGTGAACTCGCTCCATATCTAGATAAGCTACCACAAGATCCAAACGAATATAAAGCTACTATGAAGACTTTGGCAACTTCAATTAAACAGTATAGCGAACAGATTGCACAGCTATTTGGTTTAGAAGAAGTTATGGAGGACATTGGGGGCATTGCCGACAGGATTGGTACTGTTGAAGATGGAGATGAAGATGGAGAATGAATATGACCCGAAAGACGAAACTCTCTTCAAAGAGCAAGAAGAAACAAACTATGAAGACTATCTTGAAGCCGAAGAAAAAGAAATTGCCGAAGAAGGATTCTAAAATCAAACTTGATCCAGATGAGGTTATTGTCTTTGGACCTTGGAAGATACCAACTAAACGGAAAGATATAGCTAAGATTTATCTCAAGCGACAGAAAGCCTTAGAGAAAGGTTTTTGTGTTTTCTGCTGTGAATGGTTGGAAAAGAAAAGAGTTAAAAAGGATTATTCTTGTCCCAACTGTAAAAAGAATCTATTGGATTGCTTTGAGAATGGTCTAGAAGATAAAAAGATATCTATTTTAAACAATCTCTTATAAACAAGAACGGACAGGTTATTAGCCTGTCCGTTTTATTTGTTATTCGGGTTACTAATTAGAACAAGGTAGAAGTATGATATTTACTTTATCGTTAGTTGTACCCTTTACATAGATGTCGGTTATTGATACTTTATTAAATTCATATTGATTGGTTACAGTGGCTGATGATGCCTTTGGTAACGCAAATGCCTGATTAGTAGCATCACCAATATAAACAGTTGCAGAGTTTGAACTCAAGACTTGGAAAAGAATATTAAACTTTAATTGTTGATTGAATGTTTCCACGGCATCTTTGGCATCGTTAGTTAAAATACTCTTTATTAATTCATAAACACTGACTGCTGTTGTTCCAGAAATTGTTACTTCCTTTGTTAGCATTTTAACTCCTTATTTGTTGAAGCTCCTTAGCTTCACGTTTATCGAATTGTGAATCGTAATTAACCTCTTCTTCTTCACCATCTTTATGTGTTATTTCTTTGGGTTGACGTTCATATTCGGGCGAAGCAGACATATTATTCTCCTATTATATTTAGTATTAAAAAAACAAAGGGAAGGATTTTTGTCCTTCCCTTTGCAAAAATGTAATACTCGTTACAACTACTAGGCACCAACTGGACCTTGAGCATCCCAGTTCTTGGAAGCATCGTCGGTAGAAGCAGCACGAACTTCCTTTGGTGTACGCTCATAGTTACCGAATGGATTGGTAACTTGTGCTTCAGTTGTTGAACCACTGATATCACCAGTGAAGTTGACTGCAATGTAACGGTAGTAGTTCTTGGAACCGAACATGTTACTAACGATTGCATAGCGAGTCATAACACCAAGGTGAGTGTGGAATGATTCTGGACCCTTTGCCTCATCGAACATTACTGGAATGTATGGGCAATAAACGATACCAGCGTCATTGGTGCTTGAACCCTTGTAACCAACTACGACATACTCGGCGCTTGCGAAGATATCGCGATAAACCTTGTAACGACCGATTGTACCAACGTATGCGTTTGGTGGTGGTGTGCCAAGAGCGTTTAACTTAGCATCGACTGGTGAAATAGCAAACTCAGGAAGAGCTTCCATGATGGCACAAACTCTTGGTGATGCTATGATATAGTTACCAGCTCCGATACGGTTTGCAACTGCAATCTCATTGGCTGCGATGTTAACTGCTGTCATGAGAGTGCGATACTTCTCAATCTGCCAACGACCATCGGCTGTGCTGTTGTAGGTCCAAGTCATGACACCGCCAAGACGAGCCTGATTCTTAATTGCTGATAGGATCTCTTGATCGATTTCGGCTGTGATCTCGTAGCTCATGACATCGGTTAGCTCACGACGAATATCGATGTTGTGCATGGAGTGAAGATCTTGCTGAACTTCGATTGGGAAGCGAGCGCGAAGCTTACGGGTCCAAGCACGGATTTCCTTAGAAATGATGCTGATACCAACTTCTTGTGGAGTGAATGTGGTTGGACCGCCGCCGCTTTGCATTGTATCAAACAGCTTGCTGTCGCTACCCATTCTCTCACCCTGCCAAGCACTGTTTGGACCAGTGAAGCCGGATTGTGGTTGTGCGTAATCCGGATCGCCGTAGATATTAGCATAGCGATTCTCTGCTGTATCATAGGTTGTATCGGCTGGATCGCTGCTGACATTGGGGGTCTCAACACCACCATTTTGACTTAGACGGTGACGACGAAGAGCATAAGCAAGACCAACTGGACCGCTCATTGGTTGAACGGCTACAAGATCGTGTGCAATAAGACCTGGGAATACACGACGAACCATTGGAATTGTTAGCTTCTTCATGACGCTTACATCTGCGATACTTGTACCACCATTCTCTGTGAGGTAGGAAAACTGGTTCTCAAGAATGAGAGCAGTATTCGTCTTCTTACTGAAATCATCAATTCCCTCAAGGAAACCTTCGCGGTCCCAACGATTGACGATTTCCTCTCTCGGATCTGCTACGAGAGTGCTGAAATCTAACTTCGCCATATTATTCTCCATTTCTTTCTAATGAAATATTGTAACCTTTGTTACAACAATATTTAGCATATAACTTTAAAATATTAACTCTTTTTTATGAATTTTTTTGCACCAACTAGTAAATCTGTAAAATTATCCTCTTCGTTAATGACTGTTACTTTCTTGGTAACTTCTATATTTTCTTCTATCATTGCTTCCTTTTTCATTATCTTACTCTTAACTAAAGGAAATTTATCTTCTAAAGACTTTACAGTAGTACACTCGGAAAGTAGCTCAGACATTTCCTTTTTCTGGACCGGAAGCATACCTTCACATAATTCAGAAAAACGAATATCGCGTTCCTTTTTTATAAGTTGAGTCTTTAACTTTAGATTTTCATTATTGAGATTCTTGAATTTACCACCAACATCTTCATTAATAACATAACCCATTGATTCTAATCCCTTGGTGATTCCTTCAACAGTATTAGCTAGTTTTTCATTTTGCTTAATAGCAATGATAGCATCTTCGGCTAATTCCTGTGCCTTCTGATTAGCGAGATTCTCAATAAGTTTAGGTGCTGTAGCCTTGAACTCTTCGACAAGCTTAGAATGTTTACGTTTTACATTGGCAATCTTATTTGAAGATTCAACAATGACTGACTTACAGACTTGATCTGCTTTTGTCTTTATACTTTCCATCTCTTCATTGACCCGATTTGAAATCTTGCTCATGAATGTACTTGATAGCTTCTTAGTAGCTTGCTCAACAATGAAAGATGTGTATTGCTTAATGAAAGCACTACTCTTCTCTTTCACTCTATCTTCTATGATCTGATCAATCATACCCTTCAAAGCAGTTTTCTGTTGCTCTGTCAAAATATCAGTATTCTCAAGAATAGATGTTTTTTCCATTGTTTCTTCCTTTTTATGCAAAAAATCTTTTATTGTTTTCTTAGACATAGAAGATGCGACTTCTTTAGCTTTCTTTGAAGCTCCCGATTTTCCTTCTTTAGCACCCATTACCGCTCCAAAAAATCTTCTTTGTTTTTCGGTCTTAGATGGCATATCTACTTCTTTTCGAATGTATCGCTTATTTTATTTTCTATAATCGTATTGATAATTTCATCAAGACTCTTATCAATAGACGCAAGCTCAAAGTCAGAATCTCTTTCTTCCTTGAGTATCTTGCTGTCTCTGATAAGATCTTCGATCTGTTCTTTGAAGGTCATATTATTTCCTATAGTCCGTAATCAATCTCACCCTCTTCATAGTCATCCTCTGGTTCATCCCATTCTTTACCATCTGGCTCAACGTTCCCTCTACCAACGTTCCCTCTACCAACGTTACATGGGCTATGTCTCTTACCACCTTCCATCTCCATCCTCTCTAATTCTGCTTCTCTGGATGGAGAATTATCATACGGACCAGCCTCATCAATTCTAGGATTGTTTGGTTTACCCTTCTTCAATTCTGCCTTTCTCATTGCAACCTGATTGGCTACATCCTCAGAATCGCCACAACTTGTTCTTCCTTTAGTCATGAAATCAACGAGCTTCTTAGTATTATTTGGTTCTTTCTTACTAAACTTATCAGATTCAATAGCTTCTAAGAAGGTACTAAGAGTTTTTGCACCACGATTTAATTTCTTCATTTTTAATCCTTTTCCTTATTTAGATGCTCGTAATGAATTTAAGAAATTCTGAATACCTTCAAAAATAGCGACCTGACGATCACTTTTACGTACAGGAAGAACCTTTAGACGGTTCTCAAACATCTTATATGTTTCTTCATTCATATCATATATCTCACCAGACAGACTATCTAGAATATATTCTTTTTCTTCTTCGATAGCACTTACATAAGCATCAGGAGCAGAAGGATCACTAACAACATCTATAGCTCTTAAAACGAAATTATTAACTAGATTAGCCTCTTCGTTCTTCCACTTACCCTTATCTGCTGAACCTAAACCTCTTGTAGATACACCGAAGTTTACACCACCATTGATAAGTCCCCTACAGATAGCACCAGAAGGAGTATCGGTAAGAACCTTTGCTCTACCATTCCAGTTAGATCCATTCTTATCTAATTTTTCAATTTTGATACAGACTTTATCAAGATTAATCTTTGGAGAATCCGGATGACCTAATTCACCTAAAGCTCGATTCGACTTAACTTTCTGATCGATATACTCTTTTACAGCACTATCTAAAATTTCATCGGGATAAACTCGTTGATTATTATTGAGAACATCAGCTTGACAGAATATACCCTCTATAAATAAGCTTTTTTGACCATCTTCACTCTCTTCAGTAGCCTTAACACCTTCAGTCAAACATTGTCTGAAAAGCTTACCGACGATCATGTTATTCGATGCAACCATATATTATCCTTTAACTTCCAAATTTATTTAGTATTATTTTTGAGCGAATGGGTTATTTTTTGCATTATTTACCTTTTTAATTTTAGATAAAGGTGATTTCTTCTTAGCCTTCAAATTACCCCTCTGCGCTTTTCTAGACCGTCTCGCCTTCTCCAGTAGACTCATCTTTCTCTCATTCATACCACCATACTTTCCCTTATCAACTCTTCTACCTGATGTTACTGACTTAAAATGCTTCTGTAGTTTTGGTATGATACCCCCATTACTAGTTAATTCAATTGTCCTTTTCGCTTCATCTAGATCGACTAGATTCTCTAAATCCTCTAAGTATTTCTGTAATTGATTTAAAGGTTCGCGATTATCTTTACTAAAATTAGAATCCTTTGTCTTTCCTGTTGCAAGATCGTTCCAACGCTTTATAACTTTCTCTGCTGATTTCTTGCCTGAAGTAGCAGCATTCTTGAAAGGGGGATTCTTCCAACTCTTATAGTTTTTCATAGGATCATTTAAATCTTCTGTCATACTTTCCGAAGAAAGATTTTTAAGATTCTTTTTTAGTATCGACTTCTCACCAATAGACATATCATTAAATTTAACCTCAACCGACCCCTTACCACCAACCGCACCATTTAATTGTGTAACAACTCCATACTTTCCCTTATATTCGGGGGTTAATTGACCTATATATTCAACTTTATCTCCAACAGAAAACCGTTTATCTTCATTCGATTTATCGTCATCACCTTGACCCACTTTCGTAAAATACTTACTAAAGACAGTCCATGTTGATCCATCTGGAGTTTTGATAATGATATCTCCTTCGTCAGATGGAACGTCGGTCTGGATAATAGTAAGTGTTTTAAGAAGTATTTCTTCGATATATTTATCAACTCCGATATGCATCTCATTCGACAAAATCTCAGAAGTCAATGTATCCTTAGCCTGAATTTTATCACCAGCTTTAAAGATAGTGTTTTTATTTGCCTTTTTTTGTTTTGATGAAGTATTATCATCTAAATGAGCTATACTTGTTGGGTATACGTGTAACACACCATGACCTTCACCAAAATCAACTTTAATTAATTCCCGAGCATTAAGAACAACTGTCCCCGGCTTACCCCTTAGATCAGATTTCCACACAGTACCAACATATTTGACTTTATCTCCTGCTTTAAATTCGGTTGTTTTGGTATCGGAGGTTGGTGTATTCGATCCCTCATCTGCTAATTCAAAATAATCTAAGTTAACGTAATAATGTTCTACTATATCCTTAAGAGAAATCAATGCATTCCATTTAAACGTTGGATGCAAGTTCGCTTTTTGCGACTGTTCAAATTTAACAGGATGACTCAGTATTGCTTTCCGATGAGATGGGACGTTTACCTTCCAAGCTTTAAGGATTTCATCCGTTAGATTTGAACGAGCAACAAGCATAGTTCCCGGCATTAGTTTTTCTGGATCTAATTTTACACCCCCACGTTCATCTTTCTTATTATTCGAATCTTTTATTTTTTGTACAAGATCCTTTCCTACGTATCCAATAGTATCATCAGGAGTCGTTATAGAAATCAACCCTCCTCTCGCATTACCTAACGTAAGATTATCTTTGTGTTTTAATATATTATCAGCTATAGAACCCTTAATTCCCCACTTAGATAAGTCTCTCTCGCTACCAATAAATGCAACCTTCTCCCCCTTTACAAAGCTCTCATTTTCATCTTTCCCTGCTCCCGACTTACTCCCATCGACCTTAGACAATCGTAGAGAGAAAGCAACCAATTGTTTTTTGTTTTCATAAACTATTGTTATCAGAGATGCGTATCCATAATTTTTGGTTTCGGCTGCGCCGCGTTTAATTCGTTTAACTACTCCAATTTTATTTTTAAATGAATTATAGTGACCATCAATCGCATCTTTATGGAATTTGGCACCTTTTGTTGGATGAACATTGCTGCCTCTAACGACATTAGGATTAACTAACCTAACGTGATCACCAATACTTATTACGTTAGCATTTTGATCATAAGCTAAATTGAGATCTTTTCCTTCAAGTGATTCAAATTCTGTTTTTGGTTCTTCAACTGTTATTGGTTCGTCTCCAGAGCTAGTAGACCCCTCAACCTTATCAAATTTATATGCGAACCACCCGTTGCCGCTGATCTTTTCTCTAATCGATGTATCCAACCAATCGACATAAATGAGTTGGTTGCGTTTCTCAACAGTCGTTCCGTGTTTGCTTGAGTTATTTCTATCTTCGATGCTTTTGATCTTAGCTTTCAAACCGATCTTGAAGTCGATTCGTGAAAAGTTTTCATTGCTTATTACTATATCACCGATCTTCGCACCAATGATAGATTTAGTAGTATTTGTATCAGATGGAGACTTATTAGACGTTGACACCAACATATGTTCTTTATACCACCATGTTAAAATACCATCAAATTTTACTTTGTATACCCACCCCCAGTCGTTATTTATATATTCGACTATTCTTCCAACCAACGAAGGATTA